CTGACAGTGTTGATCCCATAATGGGTGATGAATATTCTACTCTCGGTGAAACACCAATGCAAACAACACTTACTGTCACTTACAGAAAAGGTGGAGGATCACTTTCAAATGTAGCTTCTGGTGAATTAGTCAATGGAACTAATGTTACAGCTTATGCTGGAAATCAATCAGCAACTTTAGAAAGTGTTTCAAATACTTTTGCAGCTAGAGGTGGTCGTGATGAAGAAACTATCGATGAAATAAAAGAAAAATCAAAAGCTTTCTTTTCAACTCAAGCGAGATGTGTGACAAAGGAAGATTATGAAGCAAGAGTTAAAAATATGTCTTCTAAATTTGGAAACATTGCAAAAATTTATGTTTCAAGAAATAATATAGCATATGCTGAGGATTTCGCGAGTGATATTACAGTTTACCTAGATGCTGTTGATACTCTTTTAACTAACATTGCAGCTACTCCAGAAGCTGCAGCAACTTTAATTGATAGTTTTAATATGTCTGCTGTTAGACCATCAAATGATGCAATTAGTGTAGCTGCTGAACCAGGAACAATAAATTTATTTATTTTAGCATATGATATGAATAAAAATTTAGTTGGTAATCCACATTCATCAGATTCCACAGCTATAAATGAAAATGTTCCAACTATACTTAAACAAAATATAAGTAATTATGTATCTAACTTTAGAATACTTACTGATAATTTAGAAATTCAAGATGGTTATATAATTAACTTTGGAGTTATTTTTGATGTAAGTGCACATAAATTTGCAAATAAAATGGAAGTAAAAGTAGCATGTATTCAAAAAATAAAAGAATATTTTAATACAGATAAAATGCAATTTCAACAACCTATTTATGTAAGTCAAATAGAATATGAATTAATGGGTGTTGAAGGGGTGAGAAGTGTTAATTATGTCACAATTACACAAGATGTAGATTATAATGATCCAATTAATAGTCCAGGATTTGGTG